CCAGGAGGAAAGCGGTTGGCACCGTCGATGGTGCGCGGCAGGTTCTCTTGGTAGATGCGGCTGTCGTCCTTCGGGTAGAGATCAGGATCTGGGATCAAGCCCAAGATGGTGCCGTCGCTGAGGACGACGGTGCTGAGCGGCTCGCCGTAGTAATGGCGGTCGATGAGACCTTGGATGGCCGTCTTCTCCTTGAGGGAGCCGTCGGCGGTGACAGTTGAGTTGAGGCTGACTGCCGTGTTGTTGCGGTCGAAGTAGATGCCACCGCGGTTGTCCTCGATGAAGGAGCGGCGTGGTGGGCTGACGACGCCCTTCATGACCGGGTCGGCGGCCGAGACGTGCAGCATCATGTTTATGAGGCCGCTGGTGCTCAGCAGTGGCTCAACAACGTTGTCGATGAGGGCACGGCCTGATACCGACGTCGTCTGGCTGTCCAGACCGACGCTGTAGCGCATCTGCATGTCATCGCCGAATAGCTTGACATTCTCATACTGTCCAGATGCATCGTGCCAGTCGATGAACTTCGGCTGTCCAGCGAAGGTGCGGTTGATGGCATTGAGCCGAAGGATGGTTGGGTCCTTCAGCATGTAGGTGTTGTAGTCCTGCCCGTTGACCATCCGGTTCTGCGAGTAGTAGGTCGACGGTGCCGACCGACGAATGTGCTCGATGCTCTCCGGCGCCGAGCCGTTCTGCAGGGTGCTGGTCAGGCTGAAGGTGAAGGTGCAGGTCTCCGTGCCGCCGGCGGCACCCGTGTAAGTGAAGCTCATCGGTTGGTTGACGATGCGGTTCTTCTGGATGACGAGGCTACGGCCAGCCGTCTGACGGAGCCAGAAGCGGAAGATACCCGATGGCACGTCACTGAAGTCACCGTCACCGAAGATGAGGCGTACCCGGTCGTTCTCCAGGCTGTCTACCTCATACTTCTTGCGGGTAGAGCGAATGTCGTTGAAGGCCAGGTTCTGCTCAGAGACGCTGTCTACCTGAGTCCACCGCTCGATGATGCGGGAGTTGGTGTCGATGCGCTGCACCCAGACGTCGGTGTGGCTGACATTGGAGGTCTCAAACTCCAGGCGTCGGTTAGGCAGCGGCGTCGCGATGTCGTAGTCGATCTGCGAGAGGACGCCCTGCTTGGTAAAGGCCAGAAAGCCGGTGTAGTCGGAGCCATCGCCGATGCCATCGTCGGCGTAGATGATGGAGAGCGGAGAAGCCGGATCAGGCTCTCGCTCAAATGGGCCATTCTCGTCAACGTCGGCGGGCACGACCTCAAACGGGTGGGTCTCGGTGCCGGTGTTGACGCTGTAGGCGAAGGTGCCGACAGGGAAGGAGGCCGAGTCGTTCTTCAGCGAGTAGAGGTCCATCACGACGTCGCCGACCTGGAAGGTCTTCTGCGGCTGGCCGTAACGGGAGTTGAGGACGCGGTTCATCACGAGGAAGAACTGCTCCTTCCAGTTGACATTGTTGGCATCGTTCCAGGTAATGGCCAACCCAGAGAGGTTGATGCCACGGCTGTCGTAAAGCTGCTCGGTTGTGGTGACGGAGGTCAGCTTGACGAGGCCACGGACCGGGATGTTGCGGGTCGCCTTGTAGGAGATAAGCTTGGCCAGCCGAAGGATGGACTGCTTGCGCTGGGCCGTCGTGATGAAGTTCTCATGCGACACCATGTCGATGCGGTAGGCCAGCTGCTCGGAGATGTAGGCAAAGAGCTCCAGCAGAGCGATGAACTCCGACGACTGGATGTAGTCGTTGAAGTGCTCTGGGTAGTAGGTCCGCGTGTAGTCGACCAGGGACTGCTTGACGGTGTCAAAGTCAAAAGAGGTGAAGTTGACGGCGGCAAAGGACTGGTAGACCTTCTCCCAGGATTCTGCGCTGTAGGTAGTTCGAAGGGCCATGGTGCTTCCGGTGTCTCAGTAGGCTATTTACGACCCTGTCGGGAACTCAAGTTTGAGCGTTTCGGTGGTGTTGAGCTCGATGTAGCGCAGGTCGGCGAAGGCCCCGATGGCATTGTTGTCAGGCAGAGCGACAACCGCCAGGTCGATCAGCTCTACCCGTGGATCGTAGCTGAAGACCTTCTTCAGATCATCCTCGACGATCTTCAGGGTTACCTCATCCAGGGGCTCGAAGGCCAGGAGAGGAATGCGGGTGCCGAAGTCGGGTTGCATCACCCGCTCACCCGGGATCGTCCAGATGTGATTGAGGAGGTCCCGCTTCACCGTCTCAAAGTCGGCCGTCTTGAAGCTCTTGGCTGAATCTGCTGCAGTTGAGAAGCCACGGTAGAGAACGCGCTGTAGGGTAGTTGCCATGCTCAGGCCTTCCAGTTCTTGTTGCGGGTGCCGGTGGTGGCCGGACGGGACCACGGCTCATGGGTCGGGACGAGGGTCGGCGAGTCGGCACAGGGTGCCGACTCGGCTCCGGGACCATTGAGGTGGATCGTGCTGCCGGTCTGGATGATGCTGCCCGCTGCCAGGAGGTTCATCTGTCCGCCACCCTGCAGGTTGAGGTTGCCGTCGGAGCTCAGGGAGATGTCAGCGCAGGCCGAGAGCCGACCATGACCAACTGCTGCCAGGTTGAGATTACCGCCAGCGTGTAGGTTGATGTTGCCCTTGGCACTCAGATTGAAGTCGCCACCCGTAGAGACGCTGAAGCTTTCCGCTGCATAGACGCTGACATGTCCGTCCTGGTCCATCTCCAACCAGCTCTTGCCCTTGGCGGTGCTGACGTAGATGCGCTCGTTGGCATCGTCGATGATGACTTGGGCCCCCTCAGCTGTGCGTAGGCGGATACGAGAGGAGGAAGGGTTGTCCTGCATGACGAAGACATGGCGACCTGGCGTTACCCAGCAGTAGGTCTGCGGGTCCAGACCCTCCTCGAGGACGCCCTTCTGGTAGCCTTCGGTGCCATCCTTATTGTCGGCTGCCTGCGCTACTTGGCGCTCGTAGGCGCCACGGGTCTTGGCCTCAGAGACATCGAGCGAGCCACCAAACTGCGCCTTCAGGTTGTTGACTGTCGGCTGCGATGGCTCCAGGATGTCGGTGATAGGGCCAGCCGATGAGTTGCGGCCAGCAGGCAGACTGCGGTTGCCGTGGTCTGGAAAGGTCGAGCCAAAATAGAAGCGAAGGTTGTAGTCATCATAGAGAAAGCCGACGATGACGGTGGCTCCGATCTTCGGCACTGCCCAGAAGCCGTAGGAGTGCGGGCCGGGGGCGACACCTGATGATGAGCCGGCTGGGTAGTCACGGGTCTGTCCGGCCATTGGAGAGACGTAGTTGGCCCATGGCAGATCTTCAGGACGCCAGCTGTCGCCGTCGATTGACGGACAGAGGATCTTGACCCGACCCATCTGCTGCGGGTCAGAGGTATCAACAACGATGCCTTCAACAAATGGTGAGGGAGTTCTCATGGCTTGCTGGCTGGCACGGCTGCCACTGACTTGGAATCAACGATGGTCTTTGTGAGCTTGCCCATGCCGAAGACGTTGTGTGACCAAAGCTCCAGCTGCTGAGTGAAGACCCCTTCCTCGATGATGTTGACTACCTTGAAGACGACGTAGTAGTTGTCAAAGAGGACCTCAGTGGTAAAGTCCTGGCCCTCGATGAGCTCATTGACAAGGTTGACGTTAGGACCACGGATGTTGAGCTTGACAAAGACTGGGCGGGTAAGGTAGGAGTTTGGTCCGATTGGATTGGCGGTGGTAAAGGTACCTGGGGATGCGCCGCTGCGAACACCGCTGGTTGCCTTGATGTCGTTCTCAAACTTAATGCGATATTCTTTCTTGTTGCCAAGGTTGGTCGCCGAGACAGCGCCGTTGGCACCAGCCGTCGTCGTGCCAATGTGAGCCATTGGCGCATCAATGTTGAACTTGGCCATGATGTCAGGGTTACCGCGAATGGTAATGGCGGTGGTGATCGGCGAGATGGCGTAGAAGGCGGAGAGGTTCTTGGAGTACTCGGCAGCAATGGTAGCCTTCTGCTGAGCTGCCTTCTCATCACGCAGCTTGATGTAATCAGAGAAGCTGGCCTTCTGTCCCTCAGTCAGCATCGGCAGCAAGAAGGGATCGTAGGCCCGAGCATTGAAGATCTCAGGCAGCACTTTCGAGTTAGGGTCAATGGCCTCCTTGCCTTCCTCCTGTTGCTTCTGTCCCTGTAGCGAGCGGGTGAGAAGCACACCCTCGCTGACACGAGAGTTGGTAGCCAACAGGAACTGCAGGTCCTGGATCTTCATGTCAAAGGTTAGAATGTCGTGGTTCAGTCCAGTGAAGGCATAGTCAAAGGTAAAGAAGTCCTTTGGCACCCGCTTGGTGATGCCGTTCTCGGTTGTCGTCTTAAAGAAGTCTTCCTGTTGAGAGACCTGTGTGGGCCCATTAACGATGCTCTTGGAAGGAGGCTTGACGTTAGGCACCTCAAAGGCGACAACGTCAACGTGGACGATACAGCTCTGCTCATCGCTGGTGACAGAGATGACATGCTTGTAGAAGGTAATGACATTTCCATTGGCACGAATGTGTTCATCGCTACCAAACCTCTGGATGTCAGGCACCTGCTTAAACATCAGGTCAAGCACGTCGGTGATAGTTGTGCCAGCTTCAGTGGACATGTGCGAGTTCTTGGCAGGAGTCTGCTCAGCACCCGTCTGTGAGGTCTGCTTCTGCTGTGCCGGGTTCTTGTTTGCATCTAGCTTCTTCAGCTCATCAACGAAGTTACGCTCTACCGTAGATCCAGCGCTGGCGCCATAGAAGGCCTTATCATCCCAACCAGCAGGAAGGGTGATGCTGTACTCTACGCGCCGCCCAAAGTTACCTTTTACACCGGTAACTACACCACCCGCCACGATCTGCTTCTGGATGTTGTTGTAGAACTCTGTAGACGCCCGGTTCAGCCTGTCCTCAAAGGCCTGCACCACATCACCAAGCTTGTTGCTGCCACCACCCGTGTAGTAGTTGTTGGCGTAGCCGATGTTGAGCCAGCGACGGTGCTTAGCGATGGAAAAGTTGAAGTTGGGCATGAACTCCAGCTGATAGATACCCTTGGCATAATCAAGGTTGACCTCCATCTTGAAGAGATGGGCCGGGATGGTGATGCTTTGGATGGTGCTGGTGTTACCTTCATGATCATGACCAACGAAGACGACACGAATAAGGAAAACCATTCCGTCAAAGTTGGTCTGCATCTTCGTGTCCATCAACCACTGCAGGTAGTTGATGAAGGAGATACCAACGCTGTCCAGCACCGTCATCTCAATGAGGTTTACCAGGTTGCCGTGTGAGGCGCCGGCCGAGAGACCGTTGATAAGGGCCTCGTAGCGCATTGAACGCACCGTGAACTGCGAGAAGCGACGGGTGTCCATGACGAGGTAGACATCGGAGCCGGTACCGTAGGGCACTGCATCACCGAGGGAAGTTACCTTGTCGATGGCGGCCAGGGTGTCAAGACTGTTCTGTGCCTGCTGAGTAGCGTTCATGCCGACGCCGGCAAACTTCCGAACGTTCTCGGTGGTTCGAGCGGCAAGGATAATAAATTGCGTCGAGTAGGACGCAAAGGCATCAAGCGGATTCTTCAGACGGGTCATCAGACGATCGGGGTGATGGAGGTCGGAACCTCGCGGGTAGATGCAATGCCGCCAAGTTGGCCGGTCGTGAGAAGGGCCAGGCGCTCGGTTGACGGGATGTAGATGATCTGGCCCGCAACCACCTCAGCAAACGGATCGAGGATGTTGTTGAGCATCGCCACGACCCACCAGTAACGGACGTTCTGGCTGCCAAGAAAGATGGCGGTGATGAGATCAAGCCGACCTTCAAACCGCTTCTCGACAACATATGCGGTGTCTGATGGGTCGCTGACGTAGAGATTACGTTCCCACCACTCGAGCGCCTGTGAGTTAACCTCGGTGACGCCACCTCCGGTGTAGCGAGAGCCTCTGACGAGCGTGCTGTTAGTTTCCATTAGGAGTCACCAATAGTGTTACTTTGGGCCCACATCAGTGCCCGTTGCGCCACCGCCACCGTAGTCGCCACCGCCACCGCTTTTGAACGGGACCCGCTTTGGGTCGGGTGCGATGTATGCAGCCTTGCGTAGTTCGGCAATGGTGCCACCGCGACGCGCCCGAGGTGGGTCGTAGGTGCCATTGCGCACATCGCTGAAGCCGGTTCTTGGTGGAGTTTGGGCTTCTGCAGCACCACCATAGGTTCCGTTCTGCACGTCGCTGAAATGACCACCGGACACTGATCCAGAACCAGAACCGTAGGTTCCATTCTGTACATCGCTGAAATGACCACCTGATATTGAACTGTCACCGGCAAAGGTAGTCAATGGCTTCCAAGCTTCAGCCATGTCACCGACCCTGAAGGCAGCAAGATCAAAGCCATTGACCTGTTCGGTAGAGAAGGTCTCACGCAGCTGCATGTAGACCCGCATCACCGTCGGGAAGGGCACTGTACCATTGGTGCTGGAGTCACCCTTGCTTAGTTCGTAGGCAGGAATGTAGTCGACGTCCTGTGGGAAGTTCCAGTTGGCCGAGGTCATCACGACAGGCACAGGGCCGATCATGTTCTTCGTCCAACCCGTGAAGATAAGGACCGGCGGTGGCGCACCTAGCTTCTTCGGGTAGCTATTCGCTGTGCGTTGGCCGAAGTAAGGCATCGTCCAACCACGGATTCGGTTCATGATCCTCAGGTTCTCAGTTGCCTCGTCAGTTGTCCGAGAGATAAGGATGGCGTTGACCGTCCACTCCGTCGAGTGGGTGCCCTTGTACTTCTGGAAGGCGGTCGGATACTGGGGTGGAGCTACAGCCTCGTAGTCGACGCTGCGGCTCTCGGCGACATCAGGCGTGTTGATGAAGACGACATCTGCGACGACGCTACCCGCATCCTTCTCTTCCAGACGAACAAAGAACTGAGTGCCGTCTCCTTTGGTCCGAACTCCCTGCTTGACCTGAGTAGCGCTGACGGTGGGCGTTCTGTTCTCAAGGATGGCCTGCACCTCATCATTGGCCAGGGCGCTGCGGTTGTAGCTCTCGAGGAAGGCCTGCGTGTTGTAGTTCTCACCGCCCTGCAACGGCAGGTTGGCGTCAATGATGGCCTGTGATGAGGTCAGCTGCTGAATGGTCGGTGCCTCGGTGACAACCTTCGTGTTGTCCTTCTTGCCACCAAACGACGACGAGAGCTTGTCGTAGGTCTCAGTGAGCTTCGTCCCCTGATCGGCCAGGAAGGCGCTAGCGGATGATTGCAGACCACTGAAGAAGTTAGACACCGAGTGACTCCTTCACCTTCTTGAAGAGCTTCGAGGCCAGAGCCGGCTTGCTCTCTAGGCCGACGATGTAGGCGAAGGCCTTCGGTTCGTCATGACGGACGGCATAGCGAGCTAGGGAGCCAGAGATCTGGTCATCCTTCACCTCGTCACCGTCGTTGATCATCTGGATGACCTTCTTGAAGTACGCCTCACCGTCATCATGCTCGCTGTCAAAGTCACGAGAGAGATTGATGACATGGTGCTTGATGGGCTTGTCACCGTCGGTGAAGCTCTTGTCGAGGATGCGGAGGTAGTCCTTGGCCCTGTCCTCACCTGCAGCGAAGGCGATAGGCTCCATCCCTTCCTCACGAACCTTGGCGAAGGCGGCGAAGGCATTGGGAGCCACGAGGAACGTGACGCCGTCTGCTTTACCAGAGCTCTCCATGAAGGTCTTTCTTTCCTCGCTCGACAGAGGATTCCGAGACTTGTCGGCGTCGCTCTTGCTACCTGCCACGATGACGACGACCGGCATAGCCTCCAGGCCGAGCTCCTTGTGCTCGCGAATGAAGGCCTTGAGGGCGTTGATGACCTTGTAATGACCACGGGTAGGAGGATTCATCCGCCCGACCATCACGGCGACCTTCTTGGTCTGCATGCCGGGTCCTTCGGCCTCGAAGAGTTGCTCGTCCATCGGTAGAATCCTTGTGGGTAGTGGGCTATTTATGGCCCAGGATGATGTGCTGGAATCACCCTTTTCCTGGGTCGGGACACCCGGCGTGATACAATGTCTATCAGGTCGCCCCTAACAACCCGTAAGAAGGGATTCCCATGGCGACCAAAATAACCGCATATCGCAAGCCCCGTTCGACGACGACCAAGGGTCACTATGTGACCAACGCCCAGC